GCTCTTCCGATCTAGTATTAATTTAGTACCAAGTGAAAAAGCAAAACAAGAGGTTGAACCTGAGCAACGTAACCCGTTATATAGTGAGCCTGAACCTGAATCTGAAAAAAAGTAGTATATGAGCGACGTAACCCGTTCGCTCGTTCTACTAAACCAATTGATATTAGTGATGAAGATTTACCATTTTAATAAAAACTGAATAAAGGGGGCAATGCCTCCTTTTTTATTATGGAGTGATAAAAATGTTAGCGTTTGAAAAAAGTATTATTGATTTATTAGAAAAAGCCTATGCTATGAATAAAGGATTTGTTGTGCTTTGTCAAAGAAGTAAAAAATATTTAAGTCGTACACTAAAATTTCTTGATGATATTAAATGTGAGTATATAACAATTACTGATAAAGACGGTACTATTAATATTGTGATTGATGTTAATTCTTATAAAGGGGTTTAGTTTATGTTTGGTACAATCGTTACAATAGGATTATGTTTATATGGTATAATTGCTTTAATACTTGTTTCAATCGTTAATTATAAAAGGAGTGATTACATGAATTTGATTAAAGCATATTATAATATTGTTAACGCTCTCAATGATTACGATTTAACAAAAGAACAAAGAGATAAATTAGAAAATGCTTTATTTGAAATTACGCATATTCTTAATGATTTAGAAAGTGAGGGAAAATATTTTGATAATTAAACATCAAATGAAATTACATTTAAATGAATTGGTTGATTGGGCGTGGCGTAATGGTGTAACATCTGAAAAGTTTCACTCAAATAATGGTTCATATGTGATATTTGACCATAGTGCAGTAGTAGAAACCTATATTATAAACAAAAATGATTTATTTAATGTTATAGAAGAAATTGAAATCACATTAAATACACCGATTGACTATTTCCTAGAGAAAGATATGTACGGAAATTATCGTGAACATCAAAATATTGCTATTAAGGATTTATTATTTTTAAATACAACATCAGATATTTGGTTAATTAATGATGATGATTCACATATATTGATTTATAAAGACGGACAACTCATTGATGAATATATGTATCATCAATTTGAATATGAAGCTAATCAGAATAAGCATATTTACCCACATAATAAAGCGAGTGGAACGTACCCACATAAAACAGAACAAGACGTCACACCACCAAAAAAACAACCTGATACAAAACCCCTACCCCCAGAAGAACATACACCAAAAGTGAGAACCATTAAAACATTAAATGGTACAGTAATGAAAGATTATACACCCGTTTCATCATTACAATATGTTAAATCTGTTGGAATCATTGGTGACAGTGTGGGTAAAGGCGCGCATGCTTCATATAACTTTGGTGATTACATCAAAGAAAAAACAGGTGCAAAAATTCAAAACTTATCTGTAAGTAGTGCAACAATGAGTGATGTAAAAGATAATAATATTATTAATCAAGCGAAACAATTAAAAGATAATGAACTTGTTATTATACAGGGTACTGATGATGATTGGTTGTTTAATTCTAATACAGGTGTTGAAGTTGGTAATAAACTAACTGACACAAAAACATATATCGGTTCATTTTATAAGGTTGTAGAAACGGTTAAAGAAAATAACCCAAAAGCTAAAATCGTTGTAATTACACCAACGAAACAAGCTAAAATTGATGATACAGGAAAAGTTATAAGACGTGATACAGATAAGAATAAAAAAGGTTACACATTAAAAAATTATGTTGATTCACAAGTGAAAGCAACTAAAGATTTAGGATTAGCCTTATATAATGCTTATGATGATTCATTAATCAATCCTTATAATGAAAAATTTAGACAATCGTCTATGAAAGACGGTTTACACCCAACAAAATGGGGTCATGAAATGATGTATTATCGCATTGCAGAAACATATCATAAAAATTTTGATTGAGGTGTAGACAATGAAAAGAGGGAACAAAAGTAATCGTATTGCACGTTCAAATGCTTTTCGTGAAGCAACAACAAAAAAACAATCAACCTATGAACGTGACGGATTTGTTTTTTTATTTGATGATGAAGAATTACAAAAAGAATACATTCATGAATATAATCATTTTAACAATCTATTTGTTGAAAAAGGTAAAGTTAAACTACCTAAACCAAAAAAGATTGCTTATATTGACGCTAAAAGTTTAGTGAGTGGTAAAAACCAAGAAAAGTTAACAGAAATAGAAAATGTCTATAAACAACTTGATTATGATTGGGAACAAAAAGGTAATATGCACAAACGCCATTTATTCCAAGAAGCAGTTAAAGACAATGACGGTTCGCAAGAAATATCACACTTTATTAAATCAACTCAAGAACTATTTAAAGAACTTGAAGAAGCTACAAAAGTAGATAGTATTGTAAATAAAAAACAAGTCAAATACAACGTTGTTTATTATGTCAGACGGGTGGGTTAACTATGTTTGAAACTGTTGATGATATTATTGAATATTATTCAGATAAGGAGGTTAAAAAATGAAAAAGTCACGATTAAATGAAGTGAAAGACTATCAAAATTTTGTTAATAAGTTTAGACGTTCAATTCCAAAACAATATAATCAAATTGAACTTGCAGATGATTTGATGAATTTAGATATTGATTTTTTAATTTCCATATCCAACCGTTCAGACGGTAAAACATTCAACTATGTTGCATTTTTTATGAAGTTAGCTATTGATTTAGATATTAAGTTTACTTTACTCGCAAGACATCATACATTGCGTGACGCTTATCGTGAATTACTTGAAAGAATATGTATTGAACAAAAACATTTTAATGATAAAGATTTATTTTTTAGAAATACGCAAGATTATATTGCAGTTGGTTATGGTGATAAAGAAATTGGTATTATTACTCACCTTAATAATGCAACCGATTTAAAATATCATTCTAACTTTATGAAGAATTTTCCTATCATTATTTATGATGAGTTTTTAGCATTAGAAAGTGACTATCTCATAGACGAGTGGGAAAAGTTGAAAACCATATATGAAAGTATTGACCGTAACCATGGTAATATTGAATATATCAAAATACCTAAAATTGTATTACTAGGAAATGCAGTAAACTTTTCAAGTCCACTACTCGCAAACTTAAATATTTATGAACAATTACAACATCATTCAAAATTTGGTATGAATAGCAAACGTCAGTATGGTAATATCATGCTTGAGATGAGAAGAAATGAATTTTCTAATGAGAATCGTAACACACGTGCATTTAATACTGATGATGATTCTATGACAACAGGTGAATTTGATTTTAATACATTCAATTTAGCAGACGATTATTTGAGGGCGCACATATCAAGTAATGGTAACTTTTTCCATATCAAAACCCCCTATAATTATATAAAAGTGATGTATAACTTAAATGATTATCAAACCAATATCAAAGTCGTACCCTATTCTGATGATTATCAGTTTTGTACTGATGTATCAGATGTTGAACATGGTGCATTATTTTTAAAAGATTCTTTTTATAAAGATAATCATCAAAGGCGTTATTATACCCCCTCAAATCTTCATTTTGATAATGCTTACAGTAAATCATTTATACTCAATGAGGACGATTTTATTCATTTAAACATGAACAAGATTATAAAGTATCATTTAAAAACAGAACGTAACAAAAAAGGGTATCAACCTTTTGAACAAAAAGAAAAAATGTATCATGATAACTACATTGAAAGAACTAAAAAAAATCTAGTAAAATCATTTATAAGCAATGTGTAAAGTTTTTACATATTGCTTTTTTTATGATATAATGGTTTTTGATTAGAGGTGTAGAACATGGGATTATTAGAAGCAATGCAAAAACATAAAGGTCAAAAAAATTTATATCTTTATTGGGATATTGAAACATTAAACTATAATAAGGTTGCAGGTAGAGAAAAACCAACAAAATATAAAAATGTCACTTATAGTCTTGCAATTGGTTGGTATGACGGAAAACACATTGATGTTGAAGTTTTTCCAAGTTTTAAATCCTTTTATGAATCCTTTTTTGATTATGCAAAACGTCGTGATACCATCACTAAATCAAAAACGACAATCAACATGATAGCACATAACTGTAATAAATATGATAATCACTTTCTACTACACGATACACAAAATTTCTTTGGTGATAATTTAGTGATAGAAAATTTATTTATGAAAAGTGCAGAAGATAACGAAAATACGATTAATATCAATGAAGCAAAATTATTATCAAAAGAAACAAATGTGATTTTAGAAAAACGTGTTAAATCAAGTATCAATTTAGATTTAATGATGTATTTGAAAGGATTTAAGTTTAATATCATTGATAACTTTATGAAAACCAATACATCAATTGCTACACTAGGAAAAAAACTCAAAGACGGTGGCTATATTAGTGAAGATGAATTAAAAACTGATTTTCAATATGATGTGTTTGATGTAGAACATGATATGACAGAAGACCGAGCCTATGATTATGCTTATGAATGTTTTCATCAACTTACAGAATCACAAATGACCTATATTAGAAACGATGTCATCATATTAGGTATGTGCCACATACATTATAGTGATATATTTCCTAATTTTGATTATAGTGCAATGACCTTTAGTGTAAATATTATGAAAAGTTATATCAATAATGAAACAACACGATTACAATTATTAAACCAAAAAGGAAAGCAAAAAATATCATACACAGATTTTACTTTTTTTGATATGAATTTTTATGACTTTATTAAGGGTTTCTATCGTGGTGGATTAAATATGTATAATTCACGTTATGTTGATAAAATCATCAATGAGGAATGTTTTTCAATAGACATTAATAGTAGTTATCCCTATGTGATGTATCATGAAAAATTACCAATGTATATTTATGATTTTGATGAATATGAACAACCGACAACGATACACATTGATTTAACTAATAAAGATTATTTTTCACTTTATAAAATGGATAAAGTCACATTCAATCGTACTATTTTAAGAAATATTGAAAGTGATTTAATTAAACAATGTCTTGTTAAATACTACAATAATGATAAAAAGTTTGTTAACATAAATACAAACACTTTACGCATGATTCAAGATTTAACGGGTTTAACTTTTGACAAAATAAATGTGTTTGCTTTTGTATGCTATGAATGTGAATACTTTGGCGCTCGTGATATTATTCATCATAATTATTTTATTAAAACACAGGGTAAATTAAATAAAAAAATCATTATGGATTCACCCTATAACTATAAAATTACTGATGAAGTGAATACACATACCTATTCACAAGAAGAAATTATGTTAAGTAAAGTTGTTTTAAATGGTCTGTATGGTATACCTGCTTTACGGTCACATTTTAATTTGTTTAGACGTGATGAGGACGGTTTTTTAGTTAACCATGAAAATGGATATAAAAACAGTGAACGCAATTTGTTGTTTTCAACTTTTGTTACATCACAAGCGCTTTATAACTTACTTGAACCCCTAAAGTCTCTAACACAATCTGAAATTGATGAATGTTTTATTTATTGTGATACAGACAGTTTATATTTGAAATCAAAAATTAAACATAAAATCAATGATGAATTATTTGACCCAATCGCATTAGGTAAGTGGGACATTGAAAATCACGTTATTAAAAAAATGTATGTACTCAATCATAAAAAGTACGCCTACCAAAAAGAAGATAATACAATTAAAATAGCTAGTGCAGGTATTCCATTAGACGCATTTAATAAAAATCAATCTTTTGAAGAATTTATAAAGAATGATTTTCACCATAAAGCAATTGTGTATAACAATAAATCCATTTATAACGAACAAAAAACAATATCTATTTATCCGTCAAAAACATATATTGAAAAGGGTACGCCTTATGATTTTTATTTCACTAAAGAATTAGAGGATAGAAAAGAAGATGTATTAAAACAAGCAAGACGTGAATATGATGATGTTAATGACGATGATATATTATATATTGAAAGTGATGTTGGTGCATTTTCATTTAGTGACTTATTTCCTTATCAATTTGAAATTAAAAATAAATGTGATATTAACATTTTATATATGGTTCATCAAGACATAAAAAATGACGCTACATGATAGTAGCGTCTTTTTTACGAGGTATAGTGACAAGTGACGTTTGCCATACGGATTATGTTTTGTTGTTTTTTTACTAGAATGTTCTAGCATACTTATATTATAGCATAATTTTTACTTAATGCCACTAAAAAACATAATATTATCCCCTGCATTTTCAGGTACACCGTCAATCAATGTATATTCAACAACACGACTAGGTGCCCAATAAGGTGGCACGTTATAATTGGCTACTAAAAATGAACCGTCTTTGAATACTGCTACTACGACACCCGTATGTCCGACACCGGGTAATGAGGCTTGTAAATAAGGGGGTTTACTACTAAATCCATAGCCAACTGTTGGTCGATGTGTGACACGTGCGCCACGATTACGATATACCACCCACACACGTTGACCGTTTGTGACTTGTCCGTCGTCGGCAGGTTGTACTTTACCATGTAATTGTGTCATATAACACTGTGTCAATTCTGTACATTGACCTGTATTACCAAACCTCGGAAATGTATTACCACTGTTATTTAGATAACTAGGTTTAAATAGTGGCACGTCAATAGCGTCTTTATATTTTTGTGGTAATTGAGAATAAGTCCAGTTACCACCAATCACACGTCCACTTTTACCATTAGGTGCAACTGATTTACCCCCTTTATCTGCGCCACCCTCACTATCATCGGCACCTGTATCTTTTCCACCACCCCCGTCGATTCTTGATATTAAGTCTTTCATTTCATCAAGTAATTTTTGATTCATATTTAAACGATAGGTGTTATTGTATGTTTTTGTAATGGTAAACATCTGATTAGAAAAAAATTTATCAGTACCAATAGAGTGCAAATCCCACTGCATACTGTCTTGTAATTTTTTAAGAAATTCCTCAAAGGCACGTGCAACAACATCAAGCCCACCACTAGACCCACTAGAACTACTTGAACCACTACTTGAACCTCCTTTTCCGTCTATTTTACCACCCCACGCGAGTATGGTGTTTGAAGCGTCTAAGAATGGATTTCCATAAGTTTGTACCCTATTATAACTAGCTTGTAACCCCTCAGGATAATAAGCAGCCCAAGTTGCTGCAGCTGTTAATGGAATATAGGCACGACCGACTTTTCCATTTTTCATATTATGAGAAAAATCATAATTTCCTTTTGCTTTTACACTTGCAGGCACAAAGTCTACGGGATTTCCTGCGTCAATCCACGAGGGTGTACCTGCTTGACGAGATTGAGAAACAAGTTTACGTGCAACAAATTGTGCGTCTGATAAATAATTACCCTGTGGTGTTGTATGGTTAAGCCAACCCCAACTACCATTATAGCCCTCATTTTTTTCATAAGCACTAAATAATGCAGGTGATACCCCAATGCTTTTAACTGCACTCAAGACCTGCCTAATTTTACCTGAATCATTCCCACACCATGCTTGAAATCGTCCTATGCCTTTGACTTTAGGCACTAAATCATCAACACTTAATCCAAAATCATCATTTAAGTTAGAATGTATAAACTTATCAATTTTTTCTTTATCGTTCATCTTTTCCACCCTCTTTTTTTCCACGTATCACTTTTAATTTTTCACCTATTTCATCTGGAACAAGAACCCCCATTTCTGCACAGTTTTCAATAATAGATAATCCCTCATTAGCAATATAGAAAAATATTGTTACCATTAATAATCCATTATTTAAGTTTAATATTTGGTCGATGATATTTGCTAAAATAATAATACAGAAAATGAGTATTTTACGACCGAATCCATACATTGATTTTCTACTCCATAAATTTTTATTTTTAAAACCTTTTGCTAAACCTGTAATAATATCAACACACATTAATATCATTAAAAAATAGAGTAATTTTAAATCACCTGCATAGATAAATGTATGAAAAATATCCGTTTGTGTGTATTGTACATTGATTTCACCTTTTTGTTCCATTAAATATCCTACTTTCTAAATTTATTTTTAAATACATTTTGTGCCATTGGATTGTTCGTTCCGTCGTTATGCCAAAATCTTACACCCGTTTCAAGTAATACTTTTAATTGTTCTAAAAGCATAGGGTCAATACCGTCAATGGTATATGTGCCTCTCATTCTTAAATAATTGCATACCGTCCATGAATCAATTGGGAATGGTGTTCCTGCTTGGTCGTTCGTTTCAAAACCTAACATGAAATAATAACGTTTAATATTATCCATGTCGAAGGGCGCTGGTACACCGATTTTCATGGTTAATCCATTAATACTATTTGCGATTTGGAACGCATTTCCCATTTGTGAACTTGTCACAGTAGGGGGTTGTAATGCTAAGTCTTTATATTCTGCACGTAATTCTTTATAGTAATTATACTCATCATTAAATTTTGAAAATAAAGCCGTTGGTGAAAGATTAGAACCAATACTTACGGCGTCATAAAATCTTGATTTCAAATCATTACCATTGACAACATTATTGATTCTGCTAGATATTAAATTACTTTGTGCATTTTTTTGTTTGTTGGCTTGTTGAGATTGTGCAAGTAATCCATTATCAATTAAAATAGGAACTTCAGCAAAGCTATCAAAGGTGATTGCTGTATTTAAGAACGAACCTGTGTCGATGAGTATTGAATTATCAGTCGCTTGTATCGGTTTTTCATTCGGTGCACTATTATAGTCAACAGGATAAATACGTACCTCATTATGATAACCAATAATAGATTTTGTTCTTAACTTAACCCCTGTTTTTTCTGTAATTTTTCCTGCGTCAAGTAATAAACTGTCACCATTCCATGAATAAATTTCAATTGTTAAATATTCATTTCTTACAAGATGTTTTAATTCATCTTGATTAGCATTAATCATATATTGTAATCTTTCAAAAGGTACACGTAATTCTTTTAATTCCCATTCATTCGATAACTTTTCATTTTTAAGTGTCATTAATCCTTTAATATCTTCTTGCGTTTTGACTGATTCTAAATCATCAATATTAATAAATGTAGCAGGTATTAAAATAATTTTTTGAAAGTTTTGCGTAATCCATGGATATTTACTCATTTTATCCATAAATTCGTTAAAGTCTTTACGATTCATCACATACAGATTCACTGGACTTGTAATGTAATCATACGTAATCCCTTTTGAAGATTCGAGGTTAGGTTCTTTTTTAGTTCCAAACTTTTTAGATAAATCAGCACTTGATTGGAATAAAACAAGATTACCACCAAACTGTTCAAGATAATTATTTAAATAGTATTTGTTACTGGCTTTAATAACATCATCATTATTTCTCAGTGACGGTAACAAATAATTATAGACCTCACGTGGCAGGTGTTGACGTTCAACAAAAGCATTTTGTACTTGAGATAATACATTACCCTGTGTGTAAGTCATCACTGTATCAATGACTAAATACATTCGTGTCACATGGTCGTTGACATACTCAATTTGATTCACAAACGCATAATAACGTCTATTTTCAAAATCAGATTTAAACGTACAGTAATTAATCCCCTGTGCGTCTTGCCATGACATTTGTTCAAGATTCACCATGTTTCTATCACGTATAAAATTAAAAGGAATATTTTTATAATCAATCGCATTAAAATGATTTTCATTTAAAAAATAGTTGTCACGTTCATTGTTTGATGAAAAGTGAATTGTGTTTTGATAATCTGTCAGTGGTGTATTATAGAAAAATTTAAAATGTGTCAGTTTTCTATCTGCCATAAAATAACCTCCTTATATGTAAAAATAGACACGCTTTCACGTGTCTATTATATCATAATTTAATCCATAAATACGGTATTAATTGGACACCACTCATCGCCTGTTGGACTAGGGTAGGTTGTTCCCTCAATAACAACATCACCTGCACGCATAATTGTAATTCTTGTGTAGTAAATTGAACCTGATTTTTTACTTGTATTTTGAACATAGTAATGTGGATTTGTGAACTCACCATTGATAGGTATTTTACCTATTGTTATAGAATCACCTTTATACCCTTTTACTGCACCACGTAAAGCAACTGTTTTAATCCCTTTTACATTTGTAATGCGATATTGTGGTGGGTCGGTATGTGGTACTAAGCCACTACCTGTGATTGTGATATTTTTCCAACCTGTATCATCAATAGTAATACCATTGATTTTTTCCGTATTCGATTGAATTTTTTGATTTGTTTCTTTTATCTTTTCGTCTATCTTTTCGTTTAACGTTTTTTGTTCTTGTTTCAATTCGTCGATATTAATTGAATCAAGTTTTTGTTTCATTTCTTCTAAGTTATAACGATTAACCTTTTCAGTAATTTCATTCACTTTTAATTTGTTATCTTCGACTGATGTCTCAATGACTTTGATTTTTTCTTCATTATCATAAATACGTTTTTCATTGTCTGATAATTTTTCTTGTACTTCTTGCATTTCATCTTGTAGTGGTTCGATACTTTCTAAATGAAGAAATCCATCTTTAGTATAAATATAAACGTCACCATCAACGGTTGATACAATATCATTTTCATCAACTAAATTCGTATTAAATTGTTCTAAATGATAAATATCTTTGACACTTCTAACAAATTTACTTGCCATAGTTTCAACCTCCTATTTTAAAGTTCCCCAATATTCTTTTTGACTTAATGGACGAATAGGGACAAATTCTTGTTGCCCTCTATTATTTTCAAGTTGTCCCCATTCGTAACCATCTCGTTGTGCTAAATAGTCAAAAGTCATTTTTTGATTTGGTGTCACATGTCCTCCACTTGGTGCAGATAATAAAGGTGAACCAATACGTGTTTCAATTTTTTCTGAACCTACGATAAATGTTTTATCAACTTTTTTATAGTAAGTACCATAAGGATTTTCACTCCAACCTTTAGGTTTTTTACGTTTTGATTGACCTTTAACATTTAAAATAAACTCATTCCATGTCATACCATGTGTCCCTTCACGTAAAAGCATAGGACAGTTTTTACCACTCCAAAAATGATGTTGAACAACACGACTAGCAGGAATATTTTCTTGTTTCATAATTTTTTTAACTAATTCAATTGTATTTTGTAATGTTTTTAAATAATTTCCGTCACGGTTGACACACATTTCAATACCAATGGATTGTGTATTACCTTTATATGTTGCCGCATGCCAACATGAAGTTGTGTGATAAAAGTGTTGTACTGCATGTGTATCATCAACGGTATAATGCCAAGTTTCTTGTGAACCATTATTTATGAAATTTGCATGAGCGTTTGCATTTGCACCCACACTTCGATTTGCTGTTTCATGAATTGTAATATAAAGTTTTGAATTACGTTCTCTGTAATAATTATTATTGTAACTTAAATTTTTAGTAATTTTTACCATTATATATCCTCCTAAATAGTGATTTTTAATATAATTAAAGGGTAGAAAGTCCTACCCTAGAATAATGAACCCTTTACTATCCATTGTATTAGGTTCTATGTTTGTTGAATATCCATGGTCTTTATCTGTGAATATCCTACTACCATTATACACGTTATAAATGGTTTTGTTACTAGAAATATTTGAACCAAAGCAAGTTATTTCACCACCACGTGTTGCATAAACGGGTTCATTTTTAGTACCTGAAATATTTGACGCTTCGGCAAATACTTTAGACGCATAAGCTAAAATACCAAAGTCACCACTACCTGTGATTGTAATTCTATCTGCAAATATTTGACCACCACGTGTGGCTTCAATACCGTTACGACCTGCACGTTCAATGACTGCTTCATTAACTGAAATCACTGAACCATATGCCAATACGTTATCATCTTTTGAACGTGATACTTTCGCACCATATGCAGCGACATATCCGCCACGTGTAGCTTCTAATCCACGACGACCGTTACCGTCACAATTAATTTCTTGACAATACACATCACCTGCGTAGGCAAGTACACCATTACGTTTATTTCCATTAGCTGTTGATAATCTTGCTTGTACAGTTGAACCATGTGTACATTGGATTCCGTCAAGTCCATTTTCATTCGCGTTACCACTTGTGAAATCAACTTTTGAGTTGTTACTTGCGATGACACCATGCCATTTATTACGTGAAGCCGTTGCACCTGTTGCGTCAATAGAACAACCCCTGTTTGCCATAATACCACTTGCACCACAACCATTAGCAATGCCTTTATCAAAGTTAATGTTTGATGAACGTGTCGCAATGACACCGTATGTTGTTTGTGAATTTGAACAATCACTACTTCTTAAATCAATATCACTTGACGCATAACTTACAACATTATCATCAATTGTATCAGTGATTTTACAGTTTCTTGCACTGGCTTGTGAACCTGTAGTCACCATTAAACCATGATGCCCATTAAAACGTGCTTCCGTATAATCAATATAACCACTTGCACCATGTGAGAAATGAATACCAATTTCACCACATCGGTGTACTGTCATATAGTTACCTGTGAGTGATGAATTAAATATTCTTAATCCGTCACCGTACATATCTTGGTCTTTATTATACTCTTCTAATTGCTCTCTATTTCCATTATAGGAAAAATCACAATAGTTAGCTTGAATATGTGAACCATTGACACCACATAAACCTATAAAGTTAAAATGTGTCGAACCGCCACGTTCTGTCATTTCAAATGCTGTATTATCCATTAAGAAACCACAATTAATGGTATCTGAAAAATCTTTGTTTTGAAGTTTAAAATCAATTTTAGGGAATGTTGAATTTAATCCATAAAATAGGGGTTTAACTCTAAAAATAGGGTTTGTTTTTATTTCAACTTGTTTATTTAATTCTGTTTCATAGGCTTCGACAATATCATTTTCTGATGTAATCGTAATATGATTATAACGTTTATCACGTAAGAATAATTGTTCGCGCATCATATAATCTTTAAGTAAAATGACACGTATAGATTTCGGTTGCACAATTAAATCTTCAATATGTTCAAAGCAATGATTCAATGTATCAAAATCACCTTTTTGTCCTACTGTATAAGTGACATCTGTATTTGATAATGTTAATGCCTCGTATGTGTCTTTCATTTTTTGAATATCATCAGCTAAACCATTAACAAAATCACATAATTCAAAAATAAAACCATTAAATCGCGCTAAATAATCATAATATGATTTTGAATTGGTATTATAATCTGCATTATCACTGTAAAATGGTTCACGATATATACCACGACGATACCCGTATTCATTATTATAATTGATTCGACCGTTATTTATATACATATTTTTATCCTCCTACCATATGTGTAAAAAACATTCTTTATCATATGTTTTAAATATTGTATCACGCATTGAATATAACTTTTGTAAGTTATCTATTAAGTATTGTTTTGTTAAACCTGTTCGATTCATTTCATTTTGTGACTCAGTATTACGTTTTGTATCACTTTCACCGTTTCTTAATGAATCAAACGTATTATCTTTTGTACCTGTTTTTTCTGATACTGTTTCACTTGTATTTTTATCTCTTGAAATCGTGTTTGTGTCTGCATAATCAAGCACCGTATTATCTACATCAATATTAACTTTTGACTGTGGTAGGGTAGATTCTGCAGTGCGATTATCATCAAAACTTTTTGTGATTGTATCTTCATAGTCTTTATATTCTTCATGACCTTTGTCTTGTTGTCTGTCTTTCGTTTGACCCTGTTCGATTGCATTTTCAATCGCTTTACCTAAGTCTTGTGATTGTGTATCTGTGACTTGTTCAATATATTTATACATATCTGAACCATAAACACGATAAATGTAATCTTCATGTGTCATGGTGATATATAAAACTTGACTTGCAAAGGATTCAACCGTTTGTCTACCAATTTCACGATATAAAAAACGCAATGTAAAACTTTCTTTAAAATATCGGTCAATGCGTTCATCATTAAACATGAAACCTTTAAAAAACATATTATCAACAATTTGTTTAACATCATCATCAAAATACAACATCTTTTGCATAAACGCATGTTTTGAATCGTTAAAGTGGATTCTATCATTATTAACAAATTCATTTAATCCCAAACGTTGTAATTCACTTTCAATGATTTCATATAATGTTGTTGTGTGTTTACTCAACTTTTCCACCACCAAAATTATCAGTTTTTAGGTTCATAATATCCATTTCAGAAATGGCTTCATCATCATAGTAGGGGTGAATATCTAAATTAAAACGACGATTTAACATTTCAAAAGGGTTTCTACCTCTTAAATAAATATTACTATTTGATGTAGTAAATGAACGATTGGATTTAGCTTCCGTATCACTCACACCACTTTCTTTATCAACAGCAAGTGAGTTGACACCTAAAAAGTTTGATAATTCACTCACTTTATTTTGATATTCTCGTTTCATTTCAACTAAAGCAGTAGTTACAAAATCACTACCCAAGTCAATGATATCTTCTTCAGGGTCAATGTATTTATCTGTCTTAATAAAAGGTGCACCATTATACAATTTATTAATAAAATGATTAATCGTTTCATCTTGAATATCAGATAAAAATATTTTACTAAATTTAGATTGCATAATAAGTGAAAAGCGAGATAATATAATTTCAGCTAATTCATCACAATAATGTTCGATAATCTGATAATCATTATTTAAATTGACGGGTTTATTTCTTAATACAATAAAATCACCACTTTGACAATTGTCATAGTATTCAATTTCTAAAGCATATTCTGGTCTTAAATATTCTGGAATGATAAATGTAATATCATCTTGAGTTAATCGTCTGTTAAAAGTTAAATTGAAGTTATTGATAAAATCGTTACTATTTTTATAATACATAGATTGAATATACCCTAATATCATAATGACACCATTTCTAGCTTTACCAACCACAACTTGATACCCTTGTCTTAAAGCAATCTCAAGTTGTAAAAAGTCAA